AATCAAACCTTTCACCAGACCAGCTCATACTTGAGTTTTATACTCCAGGCGAGCCCAACAGTGGATGGATTCATGCAAGCTGGATTGAAGGAACTCCAAGAGCATCTTACTTATGGGCCTACAAAAGTGAAGGAAAAACTAAATATAAACCAATTATTGGCAAAGCTAAAGACATCGTTTAATCCTATTGCTAAAAATCTAAGGTCTAGAACTTACAAACCAAAAGTGATACAATCCAAGAAGTTGTACAACCGCAAAAAGGAGAAACATGGCTATCAAACACAGGATTAAATTTAAAGCAGCAATGGGTAGAGCAGCATTTAGCGAAACTACATCTAAAGCTCCAGGAACAAAAATGAAAGAGGAGCCTTACACTGGAAGCTATATAACCTCTGAAATAGATGGAAAATACATAAGCAATAAAAGTTACGAAAAATATTATGGTAACTTATTGAAAGGATTTAAGAATAAATAATGTACAGAAAAATGTTACTTGGAGGATTGCTTACAAAGGGTTTGAAGGCTGCTGTTAAATCGAAACCTTATCAACAATTTAGAAAAAAGGCTATGAGGGAAACAGCTGCAGTATATAAAAAAGCACCTCAAGTAGATCCAGGGAGAGCTTCATTTAAAGATAAAAAATTTATGAGAGGTTTACAAAAACTAGATACTCAAAGAGTAAAAGGTCAAAAACTTGTAGACATGACACAATTTGTAATTCTTAGTGCACGAAAAGCTGGTAAAAAACCCATTGTAAGAGAAATGAGAAAAACAAGACGAGGATTAGCTAATTATGCAAAAAGTTTAAATACAAAAGCAAAAGCTATGATGAACAGAAAACTAAAAAAGAAAAAACTAAACTAATATGGCAACATCAGGAACAACAACATTTGATTTAAATATAGATGAAATCATCGATGAGGGTTATGAAAGATGTGGCTTATCTACAAACGCAGGTTATGATTTAAGATCTGCTAGAAGAAGTTTAAATTTATTGTTTGCTGAATGGGGTAACAGAGGTATTCATCTTTGGAAAGTAACTCTTAACACAATAGCACTTGTTGAAGGTCAAGCTGAATATTCTACAGCTGCAAACACAAATGATGTATTAGAAGCTTTTGTTTCTACATCAGCTAACAACACTGGAACAAGAACTGACGTATCACTTACAAAAATAGATAGATCTGCATATGCAGCTTTACCTAATAAAGGTTCAAAAGGTCAGCCTTCACAATATTATGTGAAAAGAGAAACATTACCAAAAATATTTTTATACATTACTCCTGATTTAAATACATACACACACTTAAAATATTATTCAATTAACAGAATAGAAGATGCAGGTGCATATACAAATCAAGCAGATGTTGCATATAGATTTTTGCCATGTATGTGTGCGGGACTTGCCTATTATTTATCTATGAAAAAAGCTCCGCAATTGTTGCAACAAAACAAATTAGTTTATGAAGATGAATTAAAAAGAGCATTAGATGAAGATGGTCAAAGAGCATCGACATTCATTGCTCCACAAACTTTTTATCCAACGGTAAGTTAATATGGGGAAATACGCAACAGGAAATAAATCACAAGCTATATCAGACAGATCTGGTCAAGCATTTCCTTATAACGAAATGGTAAAAGAGTGGAATGGTTCATTAGTACATATTTCAGAGTTTGAACCAAAACATCCACAGATACAAAGACGATATAACACTGCAGATGCTATTGCTTTACAAAATACAAGACCGCAAAGATTTCAACAACCTCAAACAATGAAATCATTAAACCCAACTTTTGCACCTAATGACAATACACTTGTTGATTCAGGTGGTGCAGCAGTTACCGTTGTAAATGTTTCGTTGCCTGGTAACTTTGATTTTCAAGTGAATAGATCTTCATTTACAGGAAATGGTATCACAACTACTGTTGCTTCTATGGTTCCTCAAAATCCGTCAAAAGAAAACAGAGAAAGACAACTTGATATAACATTAGGGAGTGTAACAATTACAACATAATGGCTATCACTTATTCAAATTTTTTAACACAAATTAGAAGCTACGCTGAAGTAGATAGTAATGTATTATCTGATACCCTAATAGATCAATTCATTAGAAATACAGAATTAGATATTGCAGGTAAAGTTGATTATGATGACACAAGAAAATACTCTACATCAAACTTTAACGCTAATAAAAGATTTTTAGTGATGCCATCTGATTTTTTAGTAATAAGATCTTTACAAGTATTTTCAACTTCAGATCTTTCTTCAAACAGAACTTATATGGAAAAAAGAGATACTAGTTTTATATCAGAGTTCAACGGCTCTGGTGCTACTGGTCAACCAAAATTCTACGCCAACTGGGATGAGAATAATATTGTAGTTGCTCCTGTGCCTGATCAGGCATATGCAGTACAACTAAACTACATTATTACTCCTCCACATTTTACAAATACAAACAATACATTTTTAGCTACATATCAAGAAGCTATGCTTTTACATGGTGTCTTAGTCGAGGCTTTCGGTTATCTTAAAGGGCCTATGGATATGTACAAACTGTATAAAGAGAGGTATAATGAGGGCTTACAGGCTTTTGCGATACAACAAATGGGTAGACGTAGAAGAGCTGAATACGATGATGGAGTACCAAGACAAAAAATTGCATCTCCATCACCGAACACAATTTTATAAGGAGAAATATTATGGCAATAGTACAAGCAGTAGCAAATAGCTTTAAAAAAGAAATACTTGAAGGTGGACATGAATTACAATCTGGTGGAGATGTTTTTAAATTAGCACTATACGCAAGTAACGCTAACTTATCAGCAGCAACTACATCATTTACAACAAGTGGTGAACATGGAAATACTGGTCAATACTCATCAGGTGGTGGCGTATTAACTGGTCAACAAACTTCGTTAGATACAGGAGTTGCAATCGTTGATTTTGCAGAATTATCATTTACTGGAGTAACTTTAACAGTAGGTGGTGCATTAATTTATAATACATCAAACAGTAATAAAGCTGTAGCTGTTTTAAATTTTGGTGGAGACAAAACTGCAACTGCGGGAACTTTTACAATTCAGTTTCCAACGTTTAATTCAACAGCAGCAATATTAAGAATTAGTTAAGGAGGGTGCATGGCTCTTGTCATTGATGATAGAGTTAAAGAACAAAGCACCTCAACTGGAACTGGTACAGTTACCTTAGATGGTGCTTCACAAGACTTCGTAGGATTTGTCGGAGGTATTGGTGCGGGTAAAAATACATATTACTGCATTACTAATACTGGATCCGATGAATTTGAAGTTGGAACTGGCGTTGTTAACGCAGGTATTACTTTAACTATTACTGTTGTCAATCCAGGCAGTGGTAACAAATATTACACGGACGGGAGTTTACAAACTACGATTAATTTAGCTGAGGGTGTTACATATACTTTCAATATGGATGACTCTTCAGTTGATTCACATCCGCTAAAAATTTCAACTACTGCAGATGGAACACATGGTGGAGGGTCAAGTTATAACACAGGTGTAGTTTATAAATTAGATGGAAGTGCTGTTACTGAGTCTGCTTACGTATCTGGTTTTGCTGCAGCAACTACAAGAAGATTAGAATTAACTGTAGCTGCTTCTGCACCAACATTATATACGTACTGCCAATATCATTCTGGTATGGGTTATGCTTTAACCACAACAGGCACAGGCACTTTATCAAGAGTCACGGTTATATCTTCTACTAATTCAAATAATTTAGTAAATTTTTCATCTGGCACAAAAGAAGTTTTTTGTACAATTCCATCTAATAAAACTATTTCACCAGTCATGGAAGCAACAACTTATGTTGTTACACACAATTCAACTTTATCTGAAGATCAAACTTTAGATTCAGGTGTATTAGCAGGACCAGTTACAATAACAGCAACACAAACAATAACAGGAACATTAGTAGTAATTTAATGAGTAAAATAGAAGTAGACGCAATAGATAAACAAAGTGGTTCAACCTTAACTTTAGGTGGATCAGGCACAGCTGTAACTTTAGCTAGTGGTGCTACTCAATCAGGTTTTGGTAGAACAGGAACAGTTGATTGGCAAACATCATCTATTAAAACTGCAACATTTACTGCAGCAAATGGCGAAGGTTATTTTTGTAATACAACAGGTGGTTCTTTTGAAGTAGATTTACCAGCAGGAAGTGCAGGAGCAATAGTTTCAATACAAGATTATAATAATACATTTGATTCAAATAAATTAACAGTTGATCCAAATGGTTCAGAAAAAATTAACGGTGGAAGTGCTGGAGATCCAGTAACATTATCTACAAAGGGTTTAGGTATTACTTTTGTATATATAGATGCAACAGTTGGTTGGAGATCAGTTCAAAGTAATGAATTTGCAACTGCAGGTTCAACTTTTATTGCTGCTACAGGTGGTAATAGTGTTTGCACTGTTGATACAAATTTTAAAGTACACACTTTCACAAGTCCTGGAACATTTTGTGTTTCATCAGGAGCTGGTACAGTTGATTATGTAGTAGTTGCTGGTGGAGGAGGAAGTGTTTATGATAGAGGTGGAGGTGGCGGTGCTGGAGGTTATAGAGAAGCTAAAACTGGTAATAATGGTTCATATACAGCATCACCTTTAGCAAATCCAACTGGAGTACCACTTTCTCCAGGTCCATATTCAATCGTAGTAGGAGCAGGAGGTGCAGCAGATAATTCAAATCCTTATGATGCTGGTAGTCCTGGTTCAGTTTCAACTTTTTCATCAATAACATCTGCAGGTGGTGG